ATGCCCACCCCCTCCCAAGTTCTCCCCCCTCAGGTGCTCGCGGAAGTCAGCGAGGCACTTGACCATCTGCGTTACGCGTACGAGCTTCGGCAAGCCGGCGACCCTGCCGCCCAGTATTGCGAGAACCATGCACGCGCTGTGCTGGCCGTCGTGATCGGTCAGTTGCCGAACCCGGCGTTCTGTGAGTTTCTGGATGAGGATGTTGCGCAACCCCGCCCCTCTAGCGCGGGGTGCTGACCATGCGTCTCACTCACCGATCAGCACGTATAGGCGGCATCTTTGTCGTCTCCTCTCGTGCTTTCGCGGCGCTCACTTGCCGCCCCCAGGTGTCCGCGATCCTCGATTCGTTGATCCCGTCCCGAATGGCTGACTTGATCACGAGGTACAGGACCCACATCGAAAAGATGAAGCCTGCAAGGGACATTGCGCCCCACCAAATCACCAGTCGAACCAGCTCACGTTCAAAGTCCATTTTTGATTCCTCTTCCTCTGTCGTTGCACCCAGTCAGGTGCTCGGCGGGGAGTATGCCGAATCTTGTTTTTGCCCCCCGGCTGGATGTGAATCGCCCGGGTCAGTTGTGACGGCTCCCCCGGGAGTGGTCCAGTCGCGGGGCACCCCTAACCGCCTCGCTTGGCTACACGTGCGCCTCTTCTTGGAGTCCGGCCCCATGCCCTCTCAAACGAGGTCATCGGGCCGCGCTCCTGCGGCGGACGTCTGACCATCAAGGATCACACCATGTCACTCACCAGCATCATCAAAATCATCAAAGTCAACGAATCGCGCAGCGGCACAAAGAACGATCGCCGCTGGGAAATGCAAGATGCTGAGTGCATCCTGCTCGATGAGAACGGCGAAGAACAGCAGGTTGGCGTGCTGCAGCTGCCTAAGCACCTCATGGGCGAGAACGCTCCCGCGCGCGGCGTTTACCTCGGCTCCTTCGCCCTCAACGCGGGTTACCGCGACCGTCGCATCGAGGCTGTCCTCACGGGCCTGCAGCCCTACGCTGTGCCCGGCCATCGCCCTCCGATGGTTCCCAAGGCTGACCCGGCTGCTGGCAAGGGCGCCGCGTCGTGATCTGCGTTGCGCCTGTCCTCGTTGATGGTGTGACCTACCTCGCGGTGGAGTCGCAAACAGCAGGCTGCACCCTCGGTGTGCTCCTGGCTGAGGCTGACGCAACGTTCCTCAATTCCTTTTTCTCGATGCCATCCAGTGCCGCAATGGGTACCGCCTTCTGGCATGGCTTTCAACTCGTGGCCTGGGCCTACCTGATTGGGTGGGGCTTCGGGGCGGTGCTCAATTTCTTGAAGGAAAAATGATGGACTACACCGACATCGTCGCGGCTGTCTCGTTCGCGGGAATGATGGCTGCTTTCGCCAGCGTCGCAGCCCTGAAAGTCGCACCTCTGGCCGCCCGTTGGGGTATCAGCAAGGTGCTGGGCATGATCGGCCGCTGATGGCCGTTGTGAGGCCCTCCACTGCGGCGCCTGCGCTGTCAGTGGGGGGCCTCACTTTTTGGGGTCCTCCATGTTTCTTGAACTCTTCTTCCTCGTCCTCGGCTCGGTCTGCGCCGCGCTCGGTTGCTGGGCTATGTCCCACGCTTAGGCCATGATCAAAAAGCTCGTTTTGGTCGTGTTTGCGGCCTTCCTCTACTTCAATTCCTTCGCTGCCGAGACGGAGTACACCCCCGTTTCCTGCGGCACGCCCGGCGTCACCTTGGGCCAGTGGGGCAACAACGTTTTAAGTGCCTTTTTGTCGGAGCCTGCTTACGCTGGCTCTACGCTTTACTCTGGCCCGGAGTTTGTTGTTGCCGCCGGCATCTTGACCTGTCAGGCCACGATTGCGGCTAAGTGGAACGGCCAGGACAACGGCTATCCAGGCCGCTTTGCGGCCGGCGTTTGCCCCGACTCCACTTGGACGATCAACCTGGATTTACGGCAGTGTCAGCGTGTTCCGCCCGGGCCTGTGTGCCCAGTGGGCACCACCTCTTCGGCAACCATCCAGATTGGCCATGTACAGAACCCAGTCTCTGACGCGTGTGGTAGCGGCGTGAACTGTTCGCCACCGTCTACGGCCTGTGCGCCTGACAGATGCCAATTTGAGGTGACCGGTGTGTCCGACGTGTCTGCGGTGGACACGGGCGGCGGTTTCTCGTCGATAGAGGCGACATACACAGGCCCAATGACCGGGTCTACGTGTACGCCTCCGACCAACGACCCTCCCCCTCAGTGCCCTGCAGGGCAGTCTCCCGGTGAGGTCAACGGTACGTCGGTCTGTGCGACCACTGGTGACCCGATGGGTGGTGGCCCTGGCGGCGACCCTGACCCGGGGGGCGACCCTGACCCGGGGGGTGATCCTGACCCGGGGGGTGACCCCGGTGGTGACCCCGGTGGTGACACAGGTGGCAATACAGGTGGCAACACAGGCGGTGACACAGGCGGTGACACGGGTGGCGACACTGGCGGTGACACAGGCGGTGACACGGGTGGCGACATTGGCGGCACTGGCGGCACTGGCGGCACGGGTGACACGGGTGACACGGGTGACACGGGTGGCACGGGTGACACGGGCGGCGATACGGGCGACGATGACACGGGTGATGGGACCGTGGTCCCTCTCTCTGACCTCTACACCGCGAAGGACCGCACCGTGTCTCAGGTGCTTGCGTCGGCCCGTAGCGCCTTGCTGACGACTGCGGTAGGTCAGACCGTGGGCGGGTTCTTCACGGTCCCCGGTGGCGGCTCCTGCCCCACCTACAGCGCTTCCATTCCCTACATTGATGCCGATGTGACCATTGACGCGTTTTGTGCGCCCTGGATGACCAGCATCGCGTCGGTGATCAGTGCGGCCCTCATGGTCGTTGCTGCCTTCTGGGCGTTCCGTGTCGCTTTCCTCTGATGAGGTGCTCTCATGCTTGATGCAATCACTGGCTGGCTGCTGGATCTGTTCAAACGGGTTTTCGTGGCGCTCTGGTCGTTTGTGCAGGATGCGTTCATCCTGCTGTTGGACCTCCTACTCTCGGCCATCGTTGCGGTGCTCGGCGCTATCCCTGTGCCTGTGCAGTTGTCGGCAGGCCTGGGCTCCCTGTGGTCTGCCCTTGACCCCGCCATCATCCATTTCCTGACCCTCTTCGGGCTCCCTCAGGCGCTTGCCCTGGTGGGCGCTGCCTTCGTGTTCCGTCTCGGTCGCAAGATCGTCACCTTGTTCCAGTGGTGAGGCCCGCATGATCTTTGTGCACGAGGGGCTCCCCCGCTCCGGCAAGTCTTACGAGGCTGTGGTTCGGCGCATCATCCCGGCGCTGCAGTCCGGGCGGCAGTGCGTTACGAACATCGAAGGTATCGACCATGACAAGGTCGCTGAGGTCACCGGTCTACCGGTGGACGATGTGCGCCCACTGCTGCGTTGCCTCACCGATGATGAGTTATCCAAGGTCCCGACCCTGGGCCTGAAAAACTGTCTGCTCGTTCTGGATGAGGTCCAAAACTATTGGGGCACCCGTGCACGTCTCGGCCCTGAGATGGTCAAGTGGGTGGCCGAGCATGGGCATCACGGGGTTGACGTAATCTTGATGACTCAGGACATCAAAGACCTGCACGTGATCTGGCGGCGTCGTGTCGAGATTCGACAGGTGACACTCAAGCTCACGGGTGTGGGCAAGCCCAACAGCTACAGCGTGACCACCTACCGGGGCAAGGGTTCCGAGCTCTACGAGAAGGTGGGTACCAAGGTAGTCACCTATGACCCCAAGTACTTCGGTACGTACAAAAGCTACAGCGACAGCGACGTTTCCACCGACGTCTACAAAGACAGCCGGGCCAGCGTGTGGGGTAGTTCGCTGTTTCGCGTCGTGATCCCGGGTGCTCTCGTGGCGGCGCTGTGGGGCGCGTGGACGCTTTGGGGCTACTTCCACCCCGTGGCCTCGCCCGATGCCAAGAAACCCGCCCAGGCGGCTCCTGCGGGCCGTCCTGCCGCCTCGCCTGCCACCATCCCCGCCCCCGCGCGCACGATGGCTCTCACTGCTGTTCAAGAGAGCATGAAAAAGCAGCTCGCACTTGCTGAGCTTGCGGCCCGGCCAGCCACCGAGCTACTGGCGCAGCTGGGCTCTGAGTACCGAATTAGGCTTGCCGGTGTTGTGCAGCGCGCGGGTAGACCTGCAGCCGGTGTGGTCGAGTGGTACGCCGACGGTGCCCGCGTCTATCACCGGATGACCTTCGATGACCTGCGCGCCCTGGGCGCAGTGCTCACGGTCGGTGAAAGCCACGTTGTCGTGCGCTACGGTGAGGCGCAGTACCTCGCCACGTCCTGGCCGGTGGATGACCCTGCAGCCCGCGTGTCCACGCAGCGGCTTGAAGGGGTGCAGCAGGCCAGCGGTGTGATGCCTCCGCCTGGCCTCGCCCGGCCCGCGCTCACGGCCTCGCCCGCAGCCTTTGTGCCTCGCGCTGTGGCCCCACCTGTACCTGTGGCGCCCACCGTGGTTTCTGCCTCCGGCGCGCACGATGGTGAGCTGCTGGCCTGGATGCGCAGCCGGTGATGCTTGAGCGCGGGAAAAGGTGCCTGCGTGCCCGTCCGGTGTCGCGGGCCAGTACCGCCCTCCTGTCCTTCAGCAGTGCCCCCGCTTGGGTGCAGCGGCCCGCTACGGGGCCTGACACGGGCGGGGTCTGTGCATCCCTTAGGTGCCTGCTGCGTGCTTGCCGAACACGGTATTCCTGTGTCCCTGAGTCAGCGTTTTTCGTAGCGGGTGAACAGGAAGCGAAGCGGGTTCACCCGGTGCGAAAAAAAGCGTTTTCTCCGGAGTGCGGGTTCCCGGTCCCCGAATCAAATTTTGGAAAAAATTTAGGGCAAGCGAAGCGCGTCAGGGCGAAGCCTCCCGCCGGGGAGCTGTGGGTAACCCGCGCACCCCGCAGGGGCTGTCCACACCCTTGTGGTGTGGTCAGGCGGGTTATCCATAGCGGGCGGGTGTGCCCGGGTGGTTCGTGTGAGGGGTCCCCGTTCCCCCCGGGCGGGCGCGAGGCCCGCAGGGCCGAGCAAGCCCGCCTAGATTTATCTATAGGACATATCTGGTAAACGGAGCATCACCCGGTCAGGGTGGTCCTGAAAAAAGTTGACCCCGGCATAGGCTGGAACCTATCCGGGGTCGTGACAGCAACCAATCTGGAGTTGGCGCGGTGGAACAGTATGTAGTGCATCGGGGCGTGTGGTGTCAAGTGGTGGATCACGGGTGGCGTGTCAAGGATTGGTGTTCCCCCCACACCGGGCAGTCTGAGTTGATGGCATGGAAGCGTGTTGCCTACATCCCTCAAGGGGACCCGGATGACCCCGATGAAGCCCACACCGGGCTATTCCCGACGCGCATTGATCAGAGCGGCACAGTGATGGACGAGGAGCGCCTGGAGCGCCAGCGGCTGCGCAACCTGGAAAAGAGTGCGGCAAGGGCAAAGCGCACGTGCCGGCACAAGATCAAGCATGCGGGGTTGTCCAGTCTGCTCACCTCGACGTATCGCGAGAACATGACCGATTTCGACCGCGTGCGGCGCGACTGGAATCTGATGCTCCGCAAGCTCGCCAAGGCCATGCCCGGCTTCCGTGCGGTCTACGCCTTTGAGCAACAGGATCGCGGCGCTTGGCACGTCCACGCGGCCATAGACAAGCTGCCTACGCACCTCACTGTCCTTGAGGGGGCGGGTCGTCATGCGCGTGAGGTCCGTGTGCGCTCTTGGGACTATCTCCGGCGCTGCTGGCAATCCATCGTGGGCAAGGACAATGGGAATATCGATGTGGACGGGCACCGCAAAGCCCGCCACGGGCTCCCTGGCAAGTACCGTTCTGCTGAGTCCCTTTCCAAGCTGGCGGGCTACGTCTCAAAGTACCTCACAAAGGACCACGAAACGGGCCCCGTGGGCCGCAATCGGTGGGGCAGTACTCAGGGCATCAACCTGCCTAATCCGCGTCTTGTGGACCTGCCTGTGATGCCTCTGCATGAGGTCATTGAGCTCGCGTTCCACATCCCCGACGGTCACCGGATCGTGCGGCATCGCATCGGCCAGTTCGGCAAGTTTTGGGCTTTGTACACTGAGCCCGGGGAACCGGATTTACCGGTTGGGGTATAG